GAAGTCACCGGGGCTGTGGTCAATCCGGGGATCGTTGTCTTGAGCCAGCGGCTGGAGTTGCAGAGCTTGCGCGCTGCGTCGACGTAGGCCTGCACCAGCGTGGTGGTTGGGCAGTTCGGGCAAAACTGCGCCACCGGGCCGATGACATCGATGACGGCGACTTGGGTCATGTCAGGTTCCTGCGGGGGTCGTGGACTTCGGAGACACGGCAACCTGCGATTGGCTGCGCAGGCCGACCATCTTCTGCCACTCGGTGCGGTAGTAGCCGGCTTTGGTCAGATCCTGGCGCACGGTGTTCTCGGCGTAGCACTCACCGAGGACGAAGCACTTGATGGCGTGCTCGTAGATGTCGGGCAGGTTGATGACCTGGCCAGCGGCCGCGATCTGAGGCGGGGTGGTGCCGTACAAAGCATTCACGCTGCCAGTTCCATCGTTGGGCGGAAATACCTCGAAGCGCAGCGGGTCGCGCGAGTCTTGCGTCCACTCCTGGACTTGCGCTTCCTGGGTCGCGTTCGGCCAGTAGCGATTGGCCGAGTCGAGCAGGTTGCGTGGCACCATGGTCACGCGGCGCTTGGATACGGTGTTCTCGTAGATGTCGAGGATTGCCGTCGCGCCGGCCGGGAGGATCTGGTGCGTGCCGGCGACCAGCGTCACCGCGGCGCGCGTGTTGTAGGCCTCGGCCTTTACGCCACAGATTGCACGCTCGGCCTCGCTCATCAGCAGAAAGAACGTCGCATCCACCCAGGTCACGCCCGGCGTTGGGTCCAGCAGAATGCGCCGGTAGCTTGTGATGGCTGCGCTGGCGAGGATGGTGCCCATGTCAGAGCACTCGGGTTTTTTCGTTCGGGTTGCTGTCGTCCTGCGGAGCGTTCTGCGCAGCCAGGAACGCGGCGCGCATGTTCTCGGGGTTCAGGCGCGGGTGCAACTTGTAGCCGCGGGCTTGGGCTTCGGCGCGCACATCGTCGTCGGGCATCGCCGCGAGCTCTTCGGTGGTGAACACCTGGCCGTTGACGCTGAGCCTCACGACTTCGAGGCCCGCCGCGGCGTCCTCGGCTTCCTTGATGATTTCAGCGCCGGGTCGGGCCGTCGCGCCGTGCACGATGTACACATCCGGGTGGTTGCGGTGCATCAGCACCGCGATGACGGCCGGGATAGCCTGGGTGTCGCCCTTGCCAGACCACACGGCATTGGTGCCGTAGATCAAGTCCGCATGGCGGTCGATGTCGAGCGCCAGCTCGACCGTTGTCATCTTCTCGTCGCTCATCGTCTTCTCCTGTTGAATGGGAAAGGCCCCGGGCCTTGTGAGCCTGGGGCCTAGGTCGATCAGCTCGGCGAGCCGTTCATGTTCACACCGGCGATCGCGGTGACGAAGCCACCGGCCTGCAACGTGCCACCGGTGTTCAGCAGCAGCTGCAAGATCCACTCGACATCGAACTTGATCGGCACGAACCGGCACGTGAGCACGCCACCGGCGCGCAACGTGGTCTGGCCGGCCGCCGCGAAGTACGCATCGTTCGGGGTCAGCGTGTCCACCGACTTGAACTTCAGATACCCCACGCGGAACAGGCTGGCGGTGGTCGATTCGACCTGATCGCAGTTGAGCTGCAGGGTGCAGACCTCCGCGCCGGCCGGAACGCGCCAGCTCATCGTGTCGGCCGCGGCCAGACTCGTCACGGACACTCGGTCCCAGATGAACGCGGCGCGGCCGTCGACGTTCATGATCTTCGGGCGGGCGTAGTTCGCCGCTTGCATGTCAGCCATTTTGGGCTCCTTGGAAAGTTGAAGGGTTCACGAGGGGGCCGAAGCCCCCATCAGGATCAGCTCGGACGCTTGCGCACCACGCTGTCGACGACCATGACACCGTAGTCGGTCATTTCGAGCTGGCCCGATGCGTTCGGGAGCGCCCAGCGCAGCTTGGCCTCGGTGCCCATGAGCTCACCCGCGAACTGGAGGTCACGACCGAAGTTGTCGGTGTTCTTCTCCAGCAGCGTGTAGGTCTCCTGGGACTGCTTGTTGCCACCCGAGACACAGGCCAGGGCCTGGGCACCGAGGAACAGCGAGCGCGCCACCTGGTGAGTCGCCGGAAGGGCCGCGTTGACGACCTGCACCGATTCCGTCGCGGTCAGCCGGTTGGCCACCGTGACGATCTGGGTGTTGTCGCTCGCGTCGAAGCGGATCGGGAAGTTCATCTTGCGCAGCAGGATGTTGTTCCAGAGCATGACTTCGCCGCTGAACAGCGGGTGGGCCTTCATGTTGCCGTACTCGGCGCGGCGCATCGCGTCGGTCTCGAACTTCCGGATGTTGTTGTTCGCGGTGTTGTCCTGGATGAAGTTGTCCCAGACCAGTTGGTCCATGAAGAACACACCCTTGATCGGCGAGTCGCCCGCGGCCGGGTCGTCGGGGATGCGGATCGGGCGCATGCGAACGGGCATTTCCGACCAAATGGCGGCCAGTTCGTCCACCACGGTGAGGCGCATCACGTCCGTGGAAACGATCGAGCCGAGCTGCAGGCCGCCCTGGATCAGCGTACCGCCCGACACCACGAAGTGGCGGTTGTAGGTCGGAGCCAGGATCGGGTTGACCATCAGCGCGGCCAGGTTGGCATCGGGGCCCGTGGCGGTGTTCGCCGGCAAGATCCAGTCGACGCCATCGGACTTGCCGCGCGCGCCGGCCATCTGGACCAGCGAACGCTGCCAGCGGAACCGCGGCATTGCCTCGGTGAGCTGATAGATCGCGTTCTTGCGCAGGCTGTGCACCGTGCGCTGCTGGCTCATCTTGCCGCCCGCCGAGATGGGCAGGGTGGCCATGTTGAGCAGCAGTTCCTGGATGCTGTAGTCCAGCGCCGGGCCCATGCCTTCCGCGTTCTGGTCACCCATGATGGCGACGAACTTGGCGATCTGGCCGCAGTCGACCTGCACGCGATCGCCCGCGGTCTTGGTCAGCTCGTCGACGCGCAGGATCGGCATGAATTGGGAGGTTTGCTGCTTCTGCTTGCGCAACACCTCGTCTTCGGTGGGCATCGGGCCCGAAAGGCTGTTCAGCGGAGTCGCTTCGCGGCCGACCATGAACGACAGTGTTTCCGACCACGATTTCTTCGCGATCTGACTGGTCGTGTTGACGACAGTGGTAGACATTTTTCAGGTTCCTCAGTGGGGTTTGGGTGTTCCCCGCCTCGGATCAGTCCTCGGGCAACTCGGCGAGCAACTGCTCGTTGGTCTTCGTTGCCCAATCGGCCCGCTTCGAGGTCAGGGTGGTAGGGGTTGACTTGCCGCGCACGTCGCTGACGCTGACCGGTGCAGTCTTGGCGACCTGTTCGATCTTGGCTTTCGCTTCCGCGGCGGTCGGTTTCTTCGGAGTCGAGGTCTCGCCGAGTTCGTCTTTCCGCATGCGCACGACTTCGGCCAGGCGATCGGCAAGAGGCTTGCCTTTCCACTTGGGGGACTCGCGTAACAGGGTGTCGATTTGCTTGGCTCGTTGCCAATGATCCTGACCTTCAGGGGTCATCTGCCAAGCCGAAAGCTCAGGCAGGCTGTCCACAACGTCTTGGACCTCGGCATTTTCGAGGCGCTCTGGCACGAACTCGGTTTCAATGGCCTGCACCGGAGCGGGCTTCTGCTTCAGCAGTTGCTCGCGTTCGGTGAGGATGTCCTTGATGAAGGTGGCGGCTTCGGGGGCATAACCCTCCAAGTCGGCCATGACTTCAGGCTTCAGAGCTTTTGGCTGCTCGGCGGGCAAGAGCGCTTTCACGCGATCCAGCTCGGCTTGCAGGGCGTCGGCCCGGCGAAGTGCGGCGCGTTCTCCTGCGCGCGCTGCCTTGACGATCTTGCGGTCGTGGCTTGGGGCTTCTGCCGCAACGGGCTGGGCCTGTTCACCTTCGATTCCTGCCTGTTCTTCGGTGCTGGCGGGTTCCTGCTCGGTCTTCGGCTCTGCGGCTGCTGCGGGTGCGGCTGCTGCCTGCTCGATGACCACGGGCTGGTCCTCCGGCTCCAGTTCGGGCGGGTGGTTCCTGGCAACGATTTCATCAAAGCTCAAGGTCTTGTCCATCTCTCAACTCCTGCCGATACGGTCGGCTTCCGGGCGTTTCCACCCTAGACCTGTGAGGTTCACGGCTTCGAGGTGGTCAAGGCCTCGGGCCGGCATCCGCTGATACGCCCCCGGTGCTCGCGGCACCTGCGCCGGGGGGCTGGTTCTGGTGATTCTATGAACGGTGGTCAGGCTGCTGCGGTTGCCGGCGCCATGGCCGGCTCGCTGCGTTGCTGGGCGACAGGCGGTGAACCCTGGGCTTCGGCCATCGCCTCGTCGATCAGTCGCTTGCGCTCGGCTTCGGGATCCTTGTACGGGTCGGGCTCGCCTTGCGCGAGTGCCATGGCGTGGCCAATCTCGACGGCCTTCGCGTTGTTGAGCTCGGTCGCGCTCTTGGTGTTCTCGATCTTGGCGGCCAGGCCTTCCATGGTCAGGGTCTGCATGGCCTGGGCGGCTTGGGCCTGTTTCTGCTTCTCGGCTTCGGCGGCCTCCTGCATCTGGGCCATGTTCTGCTTGTCGCTGGCCGTGGGGATGTTGAGCGCTCGGCGGATGTCGTCGGCACGCTCCTGGCGGTCGGGAAGATCGGTCATCTCGACGAAGCTCGGGGTCATGATCGCCGCGGCTTGCGGGCTGGCCTGAGCCAGCGCCTGGATGACGGTCGCGACCTGCTGCTGCTGCATCATGCGGTAGCTCGGGGTGCTCGGGACTTCGCCCAGGCCGACCCGGAGCGCGGCGTCGGCCACGCTGTTGACCATGTTGCCCTGCTCGTCGAAGTCGTTCAGGACCACGACTCGGCGGCTTGAACCTGAGCCGATCCGGCATTGCAGTTGCGCGGCCGAGTGGTCCTCGATGAGCTGGTCGAGCAGGATCTCGTGCACCAGCCCGCGGGAGTCGCGGTAGTTGTCGTTGAGGTCACCCATCGCGACGGCGCCTTGCTCAATCAGCAGGCTGTTGGCGATGCCGCTGGTCACGCCGCTTGCGGCCTGGCCGAGCTGGGAGCCGTAGACGCCGGGCACGTCCTGGATCAGCTGCTTCGCGTCTTGCATCATGTCGATTTGCTCTTTCTGCATTTCGAGCGAGTTGCCGACCGTGAAGGCGTTCTGGTTCTTGCGGTTTGGGTTGAGCACCACGGTGAGGTCGGGCCGCATGATGGCGTCGGCGATCTGGGCAAGGCTGTTGGCTTTCTCGTCCAATGCATCGTTGTCCATCATGATCTGGCGCGCACGCAGCATCCAGTTGATGCGGATGCGCCGGGCGTTGTACTCGTCCTGCGGGCCGATCATCCCTTCGACCAGCCCGTAAGGCGTCTGGTCCTGGTCGTCGCGGTAGGCGAAGAACGGGACGTAGGGGAAGACGCGGCGCGCGGTGCCCACGTCCTGCAGCCGATGCGGCCCGGCGTAGAGCGCGCAGCGGACTTGGCTGCTGATGGTCTTGGTGATCTTGACCTTGCCCGACATCACGGCGTTGATGTGGGTCTGGTTCTGCTCGTTGAACAGCACGCGGCGGGTGGGCCCGAGCTGAAGCACGATCGCGTGGGCTGGCACCCGATACCACACCTCATACATCTTGATCCGGCGACGGCCGGTGTCGAACCACTCGGTGCGCTGGCGGTACTTTGCGAAGTTCTTGTAGTCGCTGAAGGCGTTGACCTGGGTCAGCTCGTAGTCGGTGTTGTCGAACTTGAAGTTCATCCAGCCGTTGGCGGCGTTCTGGAGCACCTTGCGGTGCTGGGGCATCGTGGCTTCGAGCTCGTCGAGGTCGGCCCACTCCTTGTGCACCAGCCAGCGGGCGTCGCGCAGCAGCGGGTCGAGGGCGGCCCAGTCCCACCACACCTTGCGGCGGTCGATGACGCGCACGCGGTGCGGGTAGTTCAGCGGGTCCGGGTCGCGGTCTACCTTGCACCACCCCAGGCCCACACCGACTTGGCCGGCGTAGGCGCCGCTGACACCCATGTCGACCTTTGCTTCGCGCCGCGCCTCCTTCATGGCCAGGCTGAGCACGTCGCACACGTCCGACTCGTCATCCTCGTCGGCCTCGATCTTCACATCGGTGCGGCTCTTGGCCTCTTGCCCGAGGATGCCGCGCACGATGCGGCCGATCAGGTTGGTCGGGCGCAGGTCGTTCATGCCTTCGGCACGCAGGGCCTGCTCTTGCAGGGGCGTGAACTGCTTGCCGTCGATGTAGCCCGCGGCGAGGTCGGCCTGGTCGCGCCAGTAGTTGGGCTGCTGATCGCAGTCGGAGAGCATCCGCTCCAACGCCGTCAGGTTCCAGCCGTTCTTGGCTTCGTCGCGGTCCTGGTCGACGTTCACGATGTCGCTCTTGAGCGGCTTCATCGTGCGCGGCTGGTACTCGGTGTCGTCAGGGCTGGCGATCATTTGTGTCCCATCTTCAAGCGGAAGGCCGCGTAGTCGGTTGCTGAAATACGGCTGTCAGACCCCGTGATGATCTGGCCCTCGCCGGCGCCAAGCATCATGTACTGGCCGGCATCGGCCGGGTGGCTGTACTTGTCCTTGTCGGGGATGTCGCGGTGACGGTCAGTGCCCACTACCTTGATCCGCTTGTAAGCGTACCCGCCTTGGCAGGCTTTGCGCAATGTCTTGGCGTCAGGGTGGATCAGCAATCCGGGCTCACCGTCGATCAGTCGACGCATTGGGCCGCTGAACGCCTCGATGCGCAGCAGGATGTCGTTGTCGCCAGGAGCCGGAACGGCGTCGATGCCCTTCGAGGCCATGATCTGGAAGGCGGTGCGCTCTTCCACGTCACCGCCCTGGCGCTGGCCACCGGCCGGATCGCCGAAGATCCCCATGATCGGCCAGCCGTTGTAGTGCATGCTCAGGAACCGCTTCAACTCGTCGGCCATGCGGTGGACGCCGGTGTCCTCGGTCACTATCTCGTGCCGGATGCGCCACTGGCCGGAGTGCGTGCGCTGGCCGATGATCGCCGCTGGCGTCAGGCCGAAGTCCAGGCCGATGTAGATGCCCAGCTCCTTGATGAGCTCGAACTCGCGGCACATGGCCACGTCCTTGTAGTCCGGGTAGACGGGCATGCCGGTCTTCACGAAGCCGTACTCGTTGCCCAGGTTCACCGCCACCCAATCGGCTTCCTTGCCCTGCGCGCCCGAGATGTAGTAGTCGGAGCCACCCATCAGGTTGCGCAGGTTCTCGGCCTTCGGGTTCGGGCGCCAAGGTGCGTTGATGCCGTCGCGGATCAGGCCGCCAGGCTGGCGGAAGAACTCCCACCCGGGCGGCCGGCTCTCTTCGGCCATGCCGTAGTACCAGTGGTCGGTGTCGCAAGCGTTGGTGTCGCCGAAGATCCCGTGCCACGTTGGGCCGCCGTCGCCAGCAGCTGGGAAGCGGCCGGTGCGCAGGTCGATCATGGACACGATGCCGAAGGGCAGCTCCTTGGTCTCGTTCAGCCACGCCGCGGTGATCTGCATGCCGCGCAACTTGCGCACATCGTCTTCGCGATCGAGGGCGAGGAAGACCATTTCGGCGACCACGCGCGTCGGCTTCTTGCCTGGGCCTGATGGCGGGAGGTTGAAGTCGAGGAAGTGGCACGGGCTTTCGCGCCCGCCGCCCACGTAGCGCCCGAGCGGCCGGAACATGGCCAGCCAGTCCTTGACCGTGGTGCCCAGCAGCTCACCGTAGGTGTTGCGCACGGCGACGATGCGGGTCTGGCGCTTGCCCTCCTGGTCCGGGCGCTGGTTCAGCATGACCCGGAAGGCTTTCCAGCAGCTGGCGTTCGTCTTCGAGCTGCCCAGCGGGCCCATGATGAACGCGCGGCGCTCCTGGCACGCGATGTAGGCCTCCAGGGTCGGTCCCTGCGGCTTGTAGCTGAACTCCATGCGCTTCTCGCCCTCGGGCGGGGCAAGCTCGGCGGCCGGCGGCAGCGCAATGGCGGTCATGCGACTTGCGCTCCTTTGCGCTTGTTGCAGGGCCAGCAGACAGGTCTGAGGTTGCTACGGACCAGCGCCAGTTCAGGGAACTTTGATTTCGGCCGAACATGATCGACCTGAGTTGCCTCTGCGATTTTGCACAGGTAGCAGATGCGGCCATGAGAAGCGAATGTTTCAGCCCTTGCCAGTTGCCACTCCTCATGGGTGTAAAGCCGCTTCTTTTTCTTCGGTTTTTTCTTCGGCTTTTCGCCGGAATCAATGGCGTAGATAGCCAAGCGAACTGCGGCCCTATCAGCTTCGCTCAAGGCCATCCAAGCCTCACGCTCTGCTTTCAGTTCATCCGGCGAGGATGGCCAGCGTTTGCTCATTCGTACTCTTCGCGCGCATCCGTCTGGCCGACACGCGGTGAGTCCGGGTCGCCCTTGCCTGTGAAATCGCGCACGATGACGGTGTAGCGCTCGCCGCCACCACCCTCGGCCGTCAGCCCGAAGGCCTCCCGCTCCATCGCGATCGCGCGGTACAGCGTGTCGGCCAGGTCTTTCGCCGCCTTGATTCTGGTCGGCAGGCTGTTGACCGTCGCGGCCATGTCGCGCAGCGCTTGGATGGCTGGCTCTTCCGGGTTGGCCAGCGCGTCGTAGACCATGGCGTACAGCTCGGGCTGGTCCACCATCGGCGCCAACTCGCGCATCAGGCCCTTGATGATCGCGCGCAGCCCTGCGATGTCCTTGCGGTGATCGAGGCGCACCAGCGCGAGTTGCTGCGCGCCTGCGTCAACCAGCGCCCTGTCGCTCAAAACAGGTTGCCCTGTAACCTGTCCTGTAACCACGTCGATGGTCGCGGGTGTAACCTGCGCGCCCGTTCGGGTGACGATGTGATCAGCTGCGTCACGGATGGCTGGCCCGAGTTTGCGGACCCATCCGTGTTTGTCAGCGTGCTTGAGGATGGCGGCGCGGGAGACTCCGAACTCGGCGCTGATGGCGCTCATGGAGCGGATGCCGGCGCGGAAGTGGGGCTCGATCAGGTGCCAGGGGACTGGCAGGAGCTTTGCCTTCGAGGGCTTCGGTGTGTCTGTTCCCATGGGCGGGAGTGTATCCAGGCCCGGGGTGTCGGTGGAAATGGGCCCGGCCGGGTTTGAAGCGGCCGGGCCGAAGAGTGGTTTGCAGTCCCACCCACCTTTGGGAGACAAGAACGACAACCGCGGCGGGGATTCGCTTACCCGCCCGGTGGGGTCATTGTGCCTGAGATTTGGCGCGGCGCGGGGGCCAGTCCGGACGCCTTGTGCGCATCAAGACCGGCCCCTTCCAAGCGCACCCCCATCAGTGGGGAGGGGGCACCCCGTGTAGGGTGCCGGTCGGGTTGCGGCCGACCGGCGTGGCTCGTGCGATGGCGGCTACTTCATACCCTGGGGCTTCGCGCTTTGCAGGCGCTGGGCCTTGGTGCCGGCAGGCTATCGGCTTGCGGCCGAACGGTTTGGGTTCATCGACGATCCGTGACCCGGACTGTAACCTAGAACGGACCTCAAACGCCACCTCAAACGTTCAAGGTGCGTTTCGGGCCCGTTTGGGGTGTTTGGTGGGAGCCTTCCAGCCCCCTGCCATGGTCAGGCCCATGGTGCCCTTCGCCTGGGTTGCCCCAGGTGGCTTTGAATTCAACGCGAGGTCTTGCTGCTCTTCGTGTCCTTGTAGCCGCTGAAGTCGGCCTGGGACATCACGGTCCGCTTGGTGGTGGGGTCGACCACCACATGCGCGGCGGGCTGGCCGGCATCGCTGTCCTGGTCGTTGTCGGGCATGTCAGCCGTGGCCTCGCGGCGCTGCAGGGTCTGCTTCGGGTTCATGATTTCGCTGGCTTGGAAGGGCTTCATGATCAGCGGCCTTTCTTCGTGGGCATCCGGCTGTGCGCCGGGGTCATGGGCATCGTGGTGCGGCGGGTCGAGCTGCTGACGATCGTGCGGATGGGCGACTGGTTGTTATCGTCGCCATCGGGGCCGTCAGCATCGGCCATGTCCAGCGCATCCTGCTGCGGGCCGCGAACGGCCACCGGTGGCGATGCGTGGCTCTTCTGCGTGGGCGGGAAACCTTTGGACATGGCTGGGCTCCTGGTTGGGTGAGGCGTAGTCTATCGCGCTCAATAGTCGCCGTCAGCGTCGGGGGCGGTCGGGAGCGAGGCGCCCTTGTTGCGCGCCGGCGCCGGCTTCTTCTTGGCCACAGCCATCGGCACCTTCGCCGGCCGGCTGGTCTTGGCTGGGGCGCTGAGCTTCGAGGGGATCGAGCTCTTGCGCATCTCCTTGCGGTCCATGGCTTCCTCCTTCTTGGAGCCCTCCTTCATGCCTTTCGGCTCCGAGTCCTTCTTCGACTTCTCGAACAACGCTGCTTTGGCCATGTCGGCGCTCCTTGGTGTGCCCGCCTGAGTGCGGCGGCGGGCTGGCCGCTCACTTCGGGGAGGTGGGCTTGATGGTGCCGTCAGGCATGTGCTCGTCGCGCTCGAACCACACGGGGTCAAGCCCCTTCGGGCCGGCGTTGCGCTCCTGCTCGGCGCGGCGCGCAGCCGCTTGGATCTTGATGTCGATCGACTTCAGCTTCGGCTCGTCAGGGCGCGGCTCGTTCATTTGCTGCGTCAAGAACAACGGGTACTTTCGCAGCTCGGCGGCAAGGATCTCGCCAAAGCGTTTGCTTTTAGCAGCCATCGCTGCATCGTCGCGAGCAATCGTGAACCAGGTCATGCGCTACTCCTTCTTGTCGAATGGCAACCGCTTCGGCTTCAGGGCCGCCCATGCCTCCAAGCTGATCGGGGCGGCCTCTTCGTAGGCCATCGGCTGGCTGATGAACAGCAGGCAGTTGGCCACCATGCGCAGCAGCTCGGCTGCGTCCTCTTCGGCGAGGATAACCGCGCGCGCCTCTACAGCCAACAGCTCGGCCTGCAGCGCGATGTGCGCGAGCTGGGTGGTGTTGGCGATCATCAATGCGTGGCGCTGGGCGCCTGGCCGTCGAAGTTGCCGTTCTGGTCAGCCTCGATGTGCTGCTTCAGCAGGTCGGAGAGGATCGCCTGGGTGGCCAGCGGCGTGGTCGCGGCGGTGCACATGCCCATCAGGCCTCCGAAGATGAAGAAGAAGAACGTCAGTTGCTTCTGGGGGTCGTCCATCTTCTCCATGTAGCCCTTGATGGGGATCATCAGGGCGTCGATCATGGCCTTTGCTGACCCTTCAGCGTCTTCGAGGTCGAGCACGAATGCGGTGGTTTTGAGCTTGTCGTTCATGGTCTGCACTCCATAAATGCGCTCACGAAAGCGCGGGCTTGTTCGGGGTTGATCGCGTTGCCGTAGGCGGCGGTCATGTGAAAACGCCGGTCTCGAAGTCGAGCGTGTGCGGAGTGCGCGTCGGCAACTCCACGAAGTCTGCCGTGCCCGTCATGTGCTCATCCCATGTGAAGACCAAAGGGTGGTCTTCGATGTACGCGATTTCCCAGCCGGGCGCGGGTGGGTTCCATTCTTGAATGAGCCCAGCCGTTTTGATGATTAGAGTCCCTGATTTTCGGGATACCTTCAGTCTTGCCAATCGGTCCGTGTGAATGGATGCGAAAGCGGCTTTCACGAACAAGCCGGAGCCGGTTGTCGTGTAGCTCTTCACCGCTCACGCTCCATCACGGGGTGCTCGAACTCGCGCGGCTTGCACCACTCCACGATGGCTTCGCGCGAACCCCAGCATTTTGCAGGCGCCTCGTTGTAGAGGAAGGTGACGTACACGTGGAGGATGCTGATGTTCGTGCTGTCCGCGCGGCCCACGGCGTCTTTGAGGTCGTTCGCCAGCACAGCTTGCAGGAACTCGCCCGGCTTGATGCGGTGCTCGATGTAGCGCAACAGCGCCTGCATTATGTTGTCGGGGATGAAGTTGCCGCTTCGGTCGTGGTACAGGCCGCGCCTGCGGTCAGGGTCAGAAGTGGTCCAGTCCTTCATGCTGCACTCCTTGTGGCTTCCAGGGTCATGCCGAGCAGGGTTTCCAAGCTGGCGACACTTTCAATTGCTGGCGCCAAAAGCAAGGACTCCACCGGGCCGGCGTAGTCATGTGCTTCATGCAACTTGGTGAGGCACATCTGCGCCGCTGCTCGGGCGTTGTTCAGGCTGGCGTCGAAGAAGAAGGGGCGCATGTCGCCCGGGCCGTTCAGGCGCTCGGCGAGGGTGTCGATTTCCTCATCGGTCAGGCGGTGCATAGTGCCTTCGTCGGATGCGATGGCCAGAAGGTCTTGGTCGAGGTGCTGGCCGCCCTGCCACGCGCGCAGCGCAGCCAGCACGGTGCCCAATTCTCGTTTGTCGAGGTTCATGTGAACTCCCTGGAAGTGACTGAGGGGCTTGTCACCACATGGGTGACGTGCCGGCCGCTGGTGGCGATCAGGCCCACTTGCGTCGAGCCTGCGGGGATGAACTCGGGCGCGTCGAGCGGCATGCATGCGATGTGGTGGTCGCTGTTGCGGTACTCGTCGTCGAGGTTCGAGTGTGGGATCGTGCGGCTGTAGAGGCCGCCGGTGACGTGGCGCGGCACGCAGAGGGTGATGCGGGCGTTCATGTCAGTAGTGCATCGGCGAGCCGACATAGTTGAAGTCGGCCATCGCGTCATCGGCCGCCTTCTTCGCGGCCTTCTCGACGTAGAAGGCCTTGGCGCGCGCGACCACGAAGTCGATGTTCGCGAGCGCGGCGGCGTGCTGCGCGGCGATGCTCTTCTCGGTGGCGCGTCCGGTGGGGTTGCTGGCGATCTGCTCGCGGAAGTCGCCGAACATCTCCCAGGTTTCGTAGCCGTCCTTGACGGTCACGCCGGTGGCGTCCGACTGGATGCCGCCACGCGAGGTCTTGTGCGTCATCACGCGCAGTTGGCGCGCGCCTTCGAGCGGGATGTAGTCTTGGGCTTGCCAGCCGTCGCGACCTTTGGAAATGGGCATGTTCAGCTCCTGATGTTGGTTGGGGACAAGGTTCTATGTGCGAACTCCGTGCCACCCACTTATTCACAGGTCATCCCCTGAAATGCGACGGTTTGCGTCAGTCCAGGCGACCAGTCACGTCGCTTTGTGACGCGATTTGTCAGCCGCCAGGATGGCATTCATGCGGGCACGAAGATTGCCCTTCGGCCCACTGCGGCGCTCGGCATCGGTGAGCCACGCGAGGCGCTGCTCGCGGGTAGGCAGGGCCAGCACGTAGCGGGCCAAGCATTCGATCTGCCAGTCCTGGCTCGCGCTGTCGACCTCGCGGCCATCGTGCAGGGTCTTCACTTCGGCTCTTCTTTGATGGTGAGCATTGCGCGCGGCCACTTGCCAACCTCCAGCGGCTTGTCGGTGAAGCCTGCGCCATCGCCTCGATCGAAGTAGTTTCCAGGGTGGATGCGGCCGGAGCCGTTCGTCACGCCGGGACCGTAGACGATGCTGGCCATCATCGCGCGGTCGATGCTCATGGCCTCGTCGAACCACATGCGCGGCTGTGAGTGCGCCAGCTCCCAGGCCCGTTGCTTTGCACGGCGCGCAGCTCGGTTGGCTTTCACTCGAACATCTCCAGTGTTCCCGATCGCGCCCGGCGTGTCGCTTGAGCAGATGCCCGGTGGTGCTCTGCGTCGTAGGCCAGGTGGTGGCGCTGGCACATCGCGCGCAGGTTCTCAGGGCGGCAGTCGGATGGGTCGTGGTTCAGGTGCGCCACGGTCAGGACGATGACGATGGGCGGCGGGCCCTCTTCGCTTCGATCGTGGTACAGCTCGGCCGCCTTCTGGCGCGCTTCGCTGTACGTGCGCGGGTTGTCGTTCGCGCCCCAGGCTCCACGCCATGCGAGCTCGCCCAGCGCGTTGCGGGCCCACCAGCCCACGGAGTATTGGTGGGCCTCGCAGCCTTCACGCTCGCAGCGGTTCCCAGCTCGCGCGCGGATCTTGGCGGTGATGCCGTTCCAGTCGGGCGGATAGAGCTTGCGGTTTTCTGGCTTGATCGGCATGGTCAGTCCCGATCCAAGCCCGAAAACTTCGGCAGCATCTTGGCCGCCTCGCGCATAGCTACATCCTTGCCGCCGACCAATTGCCGCCCGTCGATGTAGACAGGATCGCCGGTTGCCCGCTCAAAGGCTCCGAGCTGACGCACATTGCCTCGGCGGGGCTTGAGAACCCAGTCAATGGTGACACCACCCCACTCGACGAAGATGCGCCCCTGGTCGCGGCAATCGCCTGGGTCTGGTGGACGCATTTCTTCTTGATGCGCTTCGGCGTAGGCTTCGCGACGCGCGTCTTTCGCGGCCGGCCGCTGGATTCGGTAGTGGCGTGTCATTGCTTAAATCTCAGGCAGGTTTCGCGCGGGTGAGGCCGATAGCACGTTAGAAGGCTCCACTACTCGCCGCAGAAGCACGCCAGCGCTTCCTCGTCTTCGTGGCCGTACAGGTCGCCCTGGTCGCGCACGTTCGCCGCCAGTTGCGCGTAGCTCGCGCGGTCCACGCGGAACCGCCAGCTTCCGCCGCTGTTCTTGGTGGCAAAGTTGTCTTCGGCAAACTTCTCCATCCGCACCCACGGCACGGCCACGGCTGGATTGGCTGCGATGAGGCTGCGGACCTGAAGCTCTGGCTTCAAGAAGCACAGAGTGCAGTTCCCGCCGAGCGTTCGGCCTTTGGCGTCCGTAAACAGTTCAAGGCGGAACGGCTGCGCCTTCCAGAAGGCGTCTATGTGGGCCAGCGTCACCCCGGCATCGGCCAGCGGGATCAGCATCTGTTCCTTGGTGGTTTCCGTGCTGTGGCCGCGCGCTCTGATCTTGCTGGCGCGGCGGTGCTCATCGGCTCGAATGCCGATCATCTGGTCCCACTCCAAGTCTTCGGCGTCCCAGCCCAGCGCTTGCCAATTGGCGCGCAGAAACTTGTGCATGGTACGAATTTTCAGTTCGCTGGTGCAAAACCGCGTCACCGGGTTGGGCAAGAAATTCCGCTTGCGCACAATGGCCTCGAATGGTTCGCCGTCACGGCTCGCCGTGTCGAAGTCCACCACCGCAAAGCCTGGCGCCTCGTCTCGGTACTCGACCCAGCGAATCTGCACGCCCCAATGCGTGGCGCAGTCGCGCACAAATCGCAGTGTGGCCTCGTCCTCCAGGCCGGTGTTCGCAAAGCACACCACCAGCCAGCGCGCGATGTCCTCGGCCGTGTTGTGCGTGAGGACCATGAAAAGCATGTAGGCGCTTGTCCTGCCGCCGCTGAAGCTAAGGCATGTCGGGCCGGTCAGTTTGTACGGGTCGTGCATTTGTGCCTTCGTTCACCAAGCCTTCTAACTGGTCGTTCAAGGCGACGGCCTACGGCCGCGCCTTAACTCCGACGTTAGGCCCTTCAATCCCGCGAGCAATCTTGCTGGCAGCATTGCGGGCGTTTACCGTCTCGCCGTCCGCGTGCGTCTCACCCCATCGGCGGGCAACTGCTGCGCACCGCTCGCGCTCTGCGGCCTCGATGGCTCTCGCAAGCGCAACAAACGCACCCATCGGCACGATGTCGTGAAACACGGCCTGAGCCATGTCAGGCCGGGCCGTCACCATCGCCTCTATCTCTTTGTCGTTCATCGCGTTAATCCTTTTGCTTCGTTCACCAGACGCCTAACCCTCCCATCGAGCAGACACGCCCGGGCAGGCGGGTTCGGCTCGTCAAACTGTGTGGGCGTGCTGCTCATGTCAAACGTTAGCCTTCAAGAGCGCCGCCACCATGCGAGCCTTCTCTTGCTCAAGCCGTTGGTACATCGCAACGGCAATGGTTGGTGGCATGTCGAGCATGGCCGCGCCCATCGCGGCGCTGGTCAACGCCTCCACCATCCGCTTCGCTTCTTGCTCGGTCATGATCCGCACCACCCGCTTTCGCACGTTGCCGTCTGAAAAAGGTCGTTCATGTCGTGCTTAGCGTCTTCGATCACGGCATCAATTCCAACTGCGCCACCGTGGCGGGCTGGGCTGAACATCACGCGGTCGTTGCCCTTGCTGTTCGTCCCGCTGGCCTGCTCGATGCGCCACACGCGAAAACGCGATGGCTCGCTTAGGTGGCGAAGCTCAGGCTTCCGAGCATTGACGCACGGGTCACACTCCTTCGACCTGAAAGGCAGCAGTGGCAGCGGAGACTTGAGCGCCAGTGCATCGCGCTCGGCTTCTTTGTGGCGCACCAGCGGTTGCCACAGTTCGCGCCCACCGTGTTCCTTGCTCTCGGTCACCCACTCGGGTGCGTCGGCGCGGTTTGCGCTTTCCTCGCGCCGCACGCCAACCATACAGGTAACCTCGCGCTCCGGGTCGTTCGCATCTAGCCACGCCTGCGCAGGCTCCTTCTTGAGCGCCGCAGTGCAGAACTGGTACTTTCCGCCCCCCCCTCGCGGCCAT